AATGAGATCATCTTAAAAAAATGTCAAGCAGAAGATGAGCATTTAACTGAAAACAAACAATAAATAAAAAAGAGGTAGTATATATGTCTGATAATGCAAACAAGGGCGGACGGAAAAGAATACCAATTGATCAAAAAGTATTCGAGAACTTATGTTCGATTCAATGCACACTTGCGGAGATTGCGGCAGTTATCGGATGCAGCGAGGACACGATTGAAAGATGGTGCGTGAGGACGTACAAAGAGGGATTTGCGGAGACTTATAAAAAAAAGAGCCAGAAGGGCAAAGCAAGCCTGCGAAGACTCCAGTTCAAACATGCAGAGACGAATCCGACAATGGCTATTTGGTTAGGCAAGCAGTGGTTAGGACAGCGTGACCAGATGGAGGTCGAGGCATCCGGGAAGGTCACGATTATTGACGATATCCCAGACACGGAAACAGAAAAGCAGGAAGACTAAATGGAAGTACAGCAGGCAGCAAGGATAAAGCTTACAGACTTAATTGCTCCGGCTTTTTACAAAGTGCATAAGGACATAAAAGAAGGACGGCACGAGTACTATAACCTTTACGGAGGACGAGGATCAGGAAAGTCCTCTTTTGTGTCTGTAGAGCTCCCGCTTGGCATGATGCAAAACCCGGAGGCAAACGCGGCAGTATTCCATAAATTTTCCGCAATGCTGCGGGATTCTGTTTATAACCAGATCCAGTGGGGGATAGATGCGCTGGGCGTGTCAGATTATTGGCGCGGCAATGTAAACCCGATGCAATTTACCTACCTGCCAACAGGGCAAAAGATCATCTTTAGGGGTCTGGATAAGGCACAAAAGACAAAATCCATTAAGGCAGCCACAGGATTTTTTAAATATCTCTGGTTCGAGGAGCTGGACATCTTTAAGGGACCAGAAGAGATCCGAATGGCGGAACAGTCAGTTTTGCGTGGCGGTCATAATTATGTCGTGTTTAAAACGTTTAATCCGCCGATCAATCGTAACAACTGGGCGAATAAATATGTGCAAATTGAGGATAGACGGGCATACAACCACAAAAGCGACTACAGGAGTGTGCCGCGTGAGTGGCTGGGAGATGAATTTTTTGACAGTGCAGAGCACTTAAGGCTCACGAATCCAAGAGCCTATGACCATGAATATCTAGGGAACGCAGTTGGAACAGGCGGAAACATATTTGAGCTTCTGGAGCTGCGTGAGATCACCGATGAAGAAATAGCCCGGATGGATGTGATTTATCAGGGGACTGACTTTGGTTGGTACCCAGATGCGTATGCGTTTGTCCGATGCTATTATGACGCGGACAGCGAGACGATTTATTTTATTGACGAGCATTATGTCAATAAAGAATCGAACGAGATAACGGGTAACTGGATCAAAGAAAAAGGTTATACGGATTATCATATAACTTGCGATAGTGCCGAACCGAAATCTATAAACGATTACCGGAGCATGGGACTTCCGGCGCGGCCGGCGATAAAAGGGCCAGGTAGCGTCGAATATGGAATGAAGTGGCTTATGCGGCGAAAGATCGTTATAGACAAACGCAGGACACCGAATGTATACCGAGAATTTACAGAATACGAATACGACCGGGACAAGGACGGCAACATCATCAGTGGTTATCCGGATGCAAATAACCATTCGATCGATGCTACACGCTATGCATTTGAATCTAAATTTAACCGCAGAGGTAACACAGCCTAAGAATACACGGCACAGGGGATTGCAGAAATGGGACTTATACAGACAGTCAAAAGGTGGTTTAATATGATATTTAAAAAGCAGGCTGAGAAAGATTTTAGGGTAAAGGATACCACGTCTGCGCAGATGATGGCAAAGGTCGCAGAGTGTGCCAACATCTACCGCGGCACGCCGTACTGGTTAGACGCAGATAATCGGATAAAGACTATCAATTTTGCAAAGGCGGTATGCTCCGAGACGGCGCGGCTCGTCACGCTGGGGATTAAAATCCAGGTTGACGGCGGCGCACGCGGGGCGTGGTTGCAGGAGCAGATTGATAAA